TCGCCACGGTCGCACTCGGACTGGTCATGGGCGAAGAGAAGGAAGAGGGTCCTGATGGCGCTGCGTGATCGACTCAGCGCATACATGCGAGATGGCAAGACGGTCCACTCCCTCCAGGCGACACTCCAGGGTGGTGAGGTCCGACTCCACGAGCCGAACGGGAGAGACTCCATGTATCGTCTCGAGGAACTGAACTCTGTCGGTGATGTGATGCGGACGTTCTACATCCACAAGGACGAGATCCAGGCCATCGTTCGCGACAAGGCCCCGAAGTCGAAGAAGTGAGCGGCGAGTACACCGAGCTCATCGGCCCTCTGTATGGGAGGGTCGGTGGGCTGCCGGTCATCGTCGTTGGGACGACCGTCATCGACGGCAAGTCCGAGTGGGTGTATATCGATGACGATGGCGTCGTCCACACATGCCAACTCCAGTCCCTCACCGTCGATCTCCGGTTCCGTGAAGATATGTGGCACGACGTCAGCCCGACGATCGTCCCACCCGGAGAATCAGACATTGAATAAGATGGACATCCTGACCGTGCGTGATTTTCGCGCACGGTTCTCTACTCTTACTGAGCCGGTACAAGTCATCCGTGCACGTGGCAAGGTAGAGATCCTTGGCACGTGGTATCCAGAAAGCGTGACTGACAGCACACCCGTGCGCTATCCTGACGACGCGAAGGCATCGCCGCCCGAACGGTCGGGTCATACGAAGCGTAGTTAGGCATGCCCTGACATGCAGTATTCGTACACTTCCAGCGTCCCATTCGAGACGACGCATCGTGCGTACTACCCAGGTCGATGCAACCTCAAGCATGGTCACAGGTTCGTCCTGAGCGCGACCGTGCGCTTTGACCAGATGGACAAGGGCATCCCGCGAGGGACGTTCTATATCGACGAGCGGCTGTCGGCTCTTGCCGAAGAGTTCGACCACCGCGACCTCGATGACCAGTTGCCGGTCCAGAGCGAGATGGGGTTCACCGTCGTCCAGTTGGCAGCGTACTTCTGGGAGCGGCTCGCTGGAGAGTTCAAGAACCTGTACGAGGTATCGGTCGACGATGGGTCAGGCGCATGCGGAACAGTGACGACAAGCTAGACGTCTTCATCGTCGCGGTCGGCTCTCTCGAGCCGAACCCGTGGAATCCGAACGAGATGGACGAGGCGACCTTCCAAGCGGAGGTCGCTTCCATCTCTGAGTTCGGGTTCATCGTCCCTGTCATCGCTCGCTCTGTCGGCAAGGGGCGTTGGCAGATCATCGACGGCTTCCATCGCTGGAAGGCAGCGAAGAGCCTTGGATTCGAAGAACTTCCCATCGTCCAGATCGACGTCGACGACGATGAGGCGAAGGAACTGACGATCATCCTGAACGAGACGCGGGGGCGGGCGAACCCAGAGAAGCTCGCCGTTCTTGTCAGGGATCTCGCGACTCGGCGCGACCGTGCACGACTCGACGACATCCTTCCGTTCAACAGGGGTTACCTTGACCAGATGCTCTCCGTCAGGAGCGATATCGACTGGTCGGAGCTCGAACAGCGCCGCTCGAACCTCGAGGAGCGCCGGGAGGATACAGAGAAGTGGGTCGAGAAGACGTACCGCATGCCCGCCGCCGCAGCGCTGGTTATCGACGAGGCTATCGAGAAGGTCAAGGAACTGGAGGACGTCCCACAGGACTGGCGGGCGCTGGAGATGATCGCAGCGGACTTCCTGGGGACCTAGTCATCCTTTGCTTCGACTGCGGGTTCTCGACTGACGATTTCATCGTCTTCAACATGCATCGGATGATCTGCGATGAGCGCACCACACAAGTATGACTACGACACCCTGGAGCGTGCGTACGTTCAGGGGTCGATGTCCATCAGGCAACTGTGCAAGGAACAGGGCATCGCCACGTTCAGCACGGTCGCCGCATATGCGCGCAGGAACAACTGGGACGAGAAGCGCGAGCGATTCCAAGACCGTCTCCGAGAGGCAGAGACGAAGGCAGTGGTCACCAAGCGGGCAGATGCGCTCGCTGCCTCTCTGGATGATTCCGTCAAGGTCGCCCACAAGGCTGTCTACCGATTCCTGGACTCTCTAGAGGACAGGTGGATCCAGCATCCGAACGGTGGTGAGCCTATCCTCATCCCGGCACAAGAGATCTCGGCACGAGAGTTCACCGAGATCGTCAAGACGCTTCAGTTGCTTGCTGGCCAGCCTACCTCGCGTGATGCGCATGTTGGTGTCAACATCACTGGCGAACTTGACGCCGGTCAAGTAAGCATGGAGTTCCTGCGTGACATCGCCAACATCGCCCGAGAACGAGGGGCTGGGACAGGAACAGTTGTCTCAAGCCCTCTCCCTCGCATTGAGGGGGCTCGCAAGGTCAACTGAGGGTACTGAGGGAGTAGAGGCATACGGTGAGTATGTCTTCGGGTATGAAGCCGCTGCCCACCACAAGGACATGCTCTCCTTCATCCTCGAAGCCCTGTTCACTCGCCAGAACAGCGTCCTTCTAGAGCCACGCGGAGCGGCCAAGACGACCTGGGCCAACACCATCCTCCTGTCGTGGCTGACGAGCATGTACCCCGACCTTCGTATCGGGCTCATCAGCAATACGGCCACGCAGGCCCTCGACTTCTCTCGAGCCATCCGGTTCACCCTCGAGTCGAACGAACGGCACCGAGAGATCTTCGGAAACTGTGTCTCCAAGGAAAAGTGGAGGGACATGGAATGGCTGCATCGCGATTCCAAGTGGCACGGTTCCAAGGACGTCACCGTCTTTGCGGCTGGTACTGGTGGACCCATCATCAGCAAGCGCTTCGACGTGCTGATCTGCGACGACATCCTGGACGAGGAGAACTCAGCGACCCCGGAGGCGAGGGAGAAGGTCGCGAACTGGTTCTACCGGACGCTGCTCCCGTGTCTGACACCTGACGGAGTCGTCATCGTCATCGGGACGAGGTGGGCCGAAGAGGATTTGTACGAACAGCTCTTCACGCCGGTAGAAGACGGCGGCAAGGGCTGGCGCATGAAGCGCGTGAAGGCTCTTGAGGAGGACGAAGAGGGCAACCTGACGTCCTACTGGCCCGAACACTGGCCGGTGGAGAAGTTGCTCGAGATGCGCATCGGGCTTGGCACGCCGATGTTCATGTGCGCCTATCAGAACGACATCAGCGGCATCATGGCCGGCGATGTCTTCCAGAAGCGGTTCTTCCAGTACTTCGACTCGATGGACCAAGTTCCAGAGGGGTCGACCATCATCATGGGAGTCGACCTGGCGTCATCCGAGAAGGAACGGGCCGACTACACGGCCAGGGTCACATCGGCGCGTGCGCCGAACGGTGACTTCTACGTCCTGACGTACTACCGAGATAAGCGAGAACACAGCCACGCTGAGTTCATCCGTGACGGATACAACGCTTTCGGAGCGTCGTTGGTCGTCTGTGAGAATCAGCAGTTCCAGTCAACGCTCATCCAGGAGGTGATGCGGGATTACCCGTACATCCCCATCGAAGGCAAGCCAGCAGACCGAGACAAGACGACTCGTGCACGCGCTGTAGCCGCGAAGTACGAGGCTCACAAGGTCTACCACCACAAGTCGCTTCAAGACACCGATTTCGAGCGCGAACTCCTGTCATTCCCGAAGGGGCATGACGATCTGGTGGACGCACTCGGATATAGCATGGATCTTGGCGGCGGCGGGATGATCTTCGGCTCACTCGACAGGAGGGGCAACCGTGGACGACGAAATGGATGACTTCACCGTCATGTTCCGCAATGGTCCACGCCAGGTCGCTCCACATGTCAAGGCGATGCTCGAAGATGCTGGCGTCATGACCATCCGCTACACCTACGAACAGGCGATCGCGATCGCGAATGAGACGTTCGTCGCTGACCACGTCTTCAACGTGCAGAGCGCCCTGCTTCAGGACCACTTCAAGGAATACGATTCATGAGGTATCGAGATCTACTCGACCCTGGGGCGAGCGGCGCTAAGGCAAGGTCGTCACTCCGGTCTACGCTGCCTGGGTTCACCCGAGCGCGTAAGACCGACCCTAACCGGGTGCCGAATATGGCCGCTGCGTCCATGACGATGACCCAGAACCAGATCGTCGGCAAGCCGAACGTCGGGATCTTCCGGAACTGGGCAGAACACTCCGAATGGGTCCGTGCGGCACTCAATATCCGACGCGACCAGGTGGCAGCCGCAGAATGGGTCGTCGAGCCCATGGACTGGGAGAAGCCATGGGACAAGGACTTGGCTGCCCAGATCACCATCCTGCTCAAGGAGCCGAATCCTATCTTCGAGGAGTGGCGTCCGTTCATCCAGGCCGTGACTGAGGACTTGCTGGTCCTCGATTCTGGTGTCATCGAGAAGGAACGCACCATCGGGGGCGATATCGCCTATCTGCATCCCGTCGATGGCGGGACGATCCGCGTGAACCGCTTCTGGAACGGCCCAGAGGACGACCCACGCTACTACTGGTTCCCAGACCACCAGATGAGGGCCACATTCCCGAACGAAGACCTCATCTACATGCAGGCGAACCCGATGACGTACCGGGTGGTCGGTTTGGCCCCCCTGGAGACGCTCCGACAGGTCATCGACGCCGAATTGAGCGGCCAGAACTACAACGCACGCCAAGTGAAGGCTCCAGCGCCTGATGGCATCCTCGATCTTGGCGAACAGGCGCGTTCTGACATGGTCGACGACTTCAAGCGCTACTGGAACGCAGAAGTGGCCGGTAGGGGCGCGATGGCGTTCATCGGCGGGACCAAGAACGCCAAGTTCATGCCATTCCGCTCGAATAACCGCGAGATGCAGTTCCTCGAGTGGCAGATGTACCTCGCACGCAAGATCGCAGCCGTCTTCGGCATGTCATTGCAGGACTTGGGCATCCCACTCGATACGAACCGTGCTACGGCCCAGGTCACGTCGGACCAGACCGACGACAGGGGCTTGCGTCCTCTCTTGGGCCTTGTACAGTCGTACATGACCCGAGAGGTCGTCCATGATCGCTCATTCGGTGGGCGAGACAACAACTTGGCCTTCAAGTTCACCTCTCTCAACCTTCGAGAGTCGATGAATCGGGCGAATGTCAACCGTAACGCGATGGCTGGCGCACCATGGGTGAAGCTGGATGAATCGCGGCGTGGAGAGGGGCGTGCGCCGGTCGGCGGCACGCTTGGCGACTCATTCTTGGCTGCGATCGGCGGTACCATCGTCCGATTCCAGACAGAAGAAGACATCCCAACGGCCCGAGAAGTCATCGAGGCCAAGAGCGCACCGGCTGCACCGCCGGAACCGAAGTAGGAGCGACATGGTTGCAACACTCACCGTTCGTGTGTACACGAGTACGAACGCGGGCACTGAGTCGAGCTCTGTCACTGGCATCGACTTGATCTCGGCTGACAACGACACGAACTCACTCGGCAATCGCCAGACGTACCCCATCACCGTGGGCACTAACTCATACGAGAAGTGGCTCAAGCTCAAGGTCGATGCTGCGCCAGACAACGCAGTCACCAACTTCCTTGCCTGGATGGACGGAGCCGTGGACTCATCCACGACGCTGTACGTCACAGGAGACTACGTGACCGGCACGACGCCGGTCGCCACCACATCCACGATCGCGACTGAAGACTT